ATATACAGTTGAAAGTTTAGTTTTACATGAAACAATACCAGGACATCATACCCAAGTTCATACAATGTTAAATATTAAAAATAAATATAGTTTATTATTTGGTTATTTTGGTAATTCATGTATTGGTTTTATTGAAGGATGGGGATTATTTAGCGAAAAATTAGGATTTGAACAAACTAATTGGGACAAGATTGGTCAATTAGAATTTGAAATATTTAGAACATTAAGAATTATAGTTGATATTGGATTACACTACCATGGATTAACACCAGAAAAAATGACTGATTTCATGGAAGAACATTTAAGTATGAGCAGAAATGAAATCTTAAATGAAATTTATAGATATGCTGCTTTTCCTGGTCAAGCAGTTGCATATAAAGTTGGTAATCAAGTTTTTAAAAAAATCTTAGAAAAAAATAATATTAATAATATGTTAGAACCTAATGCAATTGATCTTTATAAAAAAATAATTATTGATGGTCCAAAACCATTAAAATTTATATGTAAAGATTATAATCTTGATTCTAATAATTTATTTAATTAATAATTAATTTAAGAATAAATTAATTATTAATTGCAATGAATAAGAAAAATAAATTTATTTATAATATGTATATTAGTCCAGATAGTAGTCCTGAAAATAATAATCCAGTATCTAATCCATTTACTAATCTAGTATCTAATCCATTTACTAATCCAGTATCTAATCAATTTACTAATCCAGTATCTAATCAATTTACTAATCCAGTATCTAATCCATTTACTAATCCAGTATCTAATCCATTTACTAATCCAGTATCTAATCCAACAACTAATATAAAATATAATCCTTTTACTAAAAAAACAAAAAAAATGAATAATCGAGTAAATACGAAAAATATAAATGATATGGAAATTAGCCCAAATAGTGATATGGAAATTAGCCCAAATAGTGATATGGAAATTAGTCCAAATAGTGATACAGTAAAACGTCATATTCCTAAACATATTATGAATGCTGTTCTAAAAAGACAAGATAATAAATGTGCAAATTCTATAAAAGACTACCAGTGTCTTTTATGGAAAATAAATAATGGTAATTTTGATGAGGCTGGATATCAATTTGATCATATTAATGAATATTGTTTAACTAAAGATAACTCATTAGATAATATTCAAGCATTATGTCCGAATTGTCATTCAGTTAAAACAAAAAAATTTAGGAAAAATAAAAATTTATTTACAACACAAGAACTAGATAATGGTTCTGGTCTTATGGAAATATGTTAGTTCTTTTTATAAATGGTTAGTTCTTCTTATAAATAACAGCAATCATAACCAATATAATAAATAAAAAAAATAATATATATAATATTGTATTATCTTTTTTATCTGATTTTTCTAGTTCTTGATTTTCATTAATTGGTGTTATTTGATTTACATGACCTGGTGTTATTTGATTTACATGACCTGGTGTTATTTGATTTACATGACCTGGTGTTCTTTGATTTTTAAGAACTTGATTAGGATCAACAAAATTATTTTTAATTAATGCAATTGCACTATCATAATCATAAATTTTTGTATTATTTGCTTCATTAACCGAATTGTGCATATCTATAGTCCATTTTAATAAATTATCTCTAGATGATAAAACTGTATCTGTTAAAGGATATTTAATTAAATTTTCACTATAATGTTCACTGCATAAATGACATGGTAATACTTTTTTTATTATTGTAAAAAAAGTTTTATAATCTTCTTTTTCTTCATCTGTTGGTGATGATGGATATGCTAATGCAACAACGTGCATAAATTTCCAACCATATGGTCCCCAGTCTTTTGGATATAAAGGCATATTATTTTTATATAGAAAAAAATATTTATTTTAGAATAATATCGACTATATCTTTTTTTAACATTTTATTAAAATTACTAACTGTAATATTTTTATTATTTAAAATTATTTCTAATTCTTTTTTAGTCATTTTTAATAGTTTATTCATACTATATTCGTTTTCTTTAGTTACTTGTGGTTTCATAAATGTACTATCATCATTTTCTTTTGGTGTAAATCCATCAATCAATATACTAATATTATCATTTAATTTAAATGTTTGATAGATTTTTTTTATAATGGGATCATTATATGAAAATATTTTTTTATTATCAACTTCATAAATAATAGGTTCATAAAATTCTTCAAAATTTGCAATTAATAATGTAGGTTTATATGGATTACATTCAAGTCCAGTATGAATAATTTTAATATCTTCATCTTTAAAATTAAAAATTATAAAATTACTATCTAATATTTCAGCTAATAGTTGAATTTCACTATCATTTTTTAAATATTCAGGTTTATCATATGTTTCTAAAAAATCATTAACAGATTTTTTAAACTTATTAATTTCATATATTTCTTCATCAGTTGTACATGTAAGAAAATTTTTATTTAATAAAGTCAATAAGGTAGTATAAAAACTATCAGTTTGGTTAATACCATATCTATAAAATTTATTTTGTAAAAAATCTTTAAATTTATCAGGAAATAGATCACTATTAACTAATATATGTTTTTTACTTACAAAAGTATTTTTTTTCGTTACTAAATATTTCATAATTAAATCATAATTAATTTCCATAATTATAGTATAATACTATCTTTTGTTTAAATAATACAATTTTTTTATTATAAAATATATTTTTATAAGTATATATATATGAATAATTTAGATGAAATTTATAGACAAAAATATTTAAAATATAAAACTAAATATCTCGAATTAAAAAGTGATGGTGGTGCATTTGCAAAACCCAAATCGATGGAAAGATATATATATATATTAAATAGCTCTTTCTTTGATTCAAATACAAAAATATTTGGTGATAATTTTAAAAATACATCTATTCTTCCAAGTAATAAAATACAATTTACAATATTTAAAGCTTTGCTTAAAAGTTTCCCTGGTGATGCATATGTATATAATTTAAATACAGTTATTACAGATGTTAAAACTACACCTACTAAAATTACACCTACTAAAATTACACCTACTAAAACTAAAACCACAGCTACCAGTTTTATTATATTTAACATTAATAAATTTGATATTTATGATAAAAATATTAAAAATAATAGTAAATATAATGATTTTTTACAAAAATGTAATATATTACAAAAAGAAACATATTATAATCATATTGATTGTAATATTATTAAACCAGATTATAATAGTGACATTTTAGATATTAATTATGAAAATCTAATTGATAATAACAGAATAAAAAAAGAAGATATGCTTAATAGCCAAGATCAAATTAAATTAAGATTTAATAATATTCTTAATGATGTAAATTCTAAGGTAAAAACTCCATTTGATTGTGTATGTTTAGTAGAAGTATCAAATGGTAATATAGTTAAAATTTATTTATCAATTAATACTACCGAATCTAGACAACAACCAGCACCAGCACCAGAACAACAAACACCAGCACAAGAAGAGGCATAATAAATCCTATATAAATATATTAAAATAAAAAATATATAAAATATATAAATTATCTATATATATATATATATATGAATAATTTAGATGAAATTTATAGACAAAAATATCTAAAATATAAAGCTAAATATTTGGATCTAAAGGAACAACAAGGTGGTGTTACTTATTTAAATGGACTATATGTATTTTTTTTCCCTGGTGATTTAGAAAAAATAAAGACACTTGGAAATAATGAACATACTAATGTATTAAAACAATATTTTGATACATTCACAAATAGTATTGGTAAAGAAGCATTCTACTATAAAATAAATGATAAACCACCAACTGATACTATTAAATTAAAACGAAATTTATCCACTCTAGAAATAAAATCAGCTAATTTAGCAAGAGGAGCTGCCTTTGCAGCTATTAATATTGCAAAAAGTTCATGTAAACAAGCAGAACCATATTATTCATGTGGTAAAATCGACACCTTTAATGATCCCAATGAAATAGATATTGAAGTTGCTCATTATGTTGGTAAAGCTAAAATGAGAAGTAAAAAATTCATTGATAAAACAAACCCAATTATTGAAATTCTAAATGAAAAATACAAAAAAAAATATGTTGCAGTATTATTTAATGTTGGTGTTGGAATAAAGTTAGTAACTGTAATTCTACATTCTAACCCAAAACTGGAAATTGAAAATGATGAAGAAGAAACATAAAAAAATTGAAATAAATATTACAAATAATAATAATTAATTATAATGCATTCCTCTCAGATCGATACATGCTTGTCTACAACTCCAGAAGTTGTAGAAAATATTCTAGTAAGTTTGTCCTCAAAATTACTAGAATCTTTTCCACCTTTCGCTAAAATTAAAGAGATAAGTATCAATGATAATGTAAATACATTAATATCATTGATAACACAACTTGATAAATTATTAAATCAACATGAATATCAAGATCTGGACATGAAAAGGAAACTAATGAACAAAGTTAAGTGTTACAGAAGTTTAATTGTTTACCAATTCACATACAAATATGGTATTTATAAAGTTCCAGTAATATCGGTTGATCTAGAATCAAGTTTTTACAGTGACATTGATTGCCTTGATTTGTTAGAAGGTCAATATAATCATTTACACAGAAATTATGTTCCAGATTATCATCCATTATATGATTGTTTTTCAAAATTAAATTTTTATGAACCAATAGTCAAAATGAAAGAAATAGGAGTTAACTATGTTACTCCAAGTAGTGATGATATCCCTACTAAAAAATATCCATTTATGAGAATCATTATTATGATTCAACAAATGAATGATGCATGTTTTTGGTCAAAATTAGATAAGTTATCATTAGATTTTACAAATAGACAAGATCTAATTGAAAAATATAATCAAGTTGAAGATTTTTTAACTAGTTTACCTGAATATAAATTGGAACATGATAATGATGATGAATATGGACCTGCAGTTAAAGCTAACATTTTTTCTACTTTTGGAGAACAAGCTTCTATAATCTTTTATGATTATCTTTCAAAACCTTATCCATTAATACAAATATTAAGGCTAAAAGATTTTCAAAAGAAATATGAAAAACATGTTCTTTTCACAAAAGACTCTTCTAACCCAATTGATAATCCAGAAATAACTCAAACTGGTTATTTTTTAGGTGATGAAATAGAACATACATGTTTACATCTTCCCAATTTGATTAGATGTGAAGTAAAAGAAGGATTAAATGAAGATATGATTATTGATATTTGTCAGTATATCAGTCGGAATTATTTTTATGATCGAACAGATAAGATCAAAGTGCATAAAGTATTAGATGGACAACGAATAGAATTTCTAAAGTATCCAGCTAATAATGAGACATATTCACAAATTAAAGAAATTATACATGATTATTTAATTTAATTATAAAAAAAATATAGTTTATTATATATGCAAAAAGCTATAATCCCTATAATTATAAGTTTCATATTTGTAATATTTAGTTTAGTTTCAATGCCTGGAACAGTTACACAAAAAGATAAATATGTCCATAGTGATAATAAAGCAACACCATTATCATTATCTGATGTTGCTATGCCAGTAAGTCTCCTTTCTTTTACCTTATGTTTTTTACTTATTGCTATTTTTTTAATATTTACAAGTAAA